TTATAACCGTAGCGCTGACGATATGGATATGTTACGCGATGCTTGTGAAAAAATTGAAGATCTTTTAATTAAGGCTACGAAAGATCATCTGAAATAAACCATCACCATTGGGATTTGGATTCATGCCTAAATGTGCATCCGTTTTGGTTGCTATCAGTGCTTTCTTTTCATCAACGGGTTGTGGCTGGTATGGTTTGCGTGGCTTATGGATGAATTTTGCCACCACATTTTCGAATCTCCGGTAAATCTCTTCCGGATCAGCTTCATGCTTGGCAAAGATTGAATAGTTTTTACTTTTGAACCAGAAATGCCGAATGCTGGCAATTGGTATTCCTTCGGCCTGTGCTTGTCGCATTAAACCGGTCACCATTTCGGCAAATTCTGGATTGCTTTCTATTTCCTCGATGACCTCTTTCCGGTCCTGAACCAATTGATTTTGTTCCGGTGTTCGCTTCCGTACTTCATGGACCAGCCGGCAAACTTCTTTTGAATGCCAATCAGATAAATTGGTCAACTTTGAAAGGTTGTACCGGCCTATCCTACTGTGTAGAATATCATCAAGAAACCGCACCCATGAATCACCATATTTGTCAATAATATGCTGGTACGGTTTTAAATCTTCTTTCATGGCTTATTGGCCAACCGCTTCCAATTTCTCTTGAAAGTCCAATACTTTTTGGCTAATGGTCCACATAACACCCTTATGTGTCATCGTTGCATAGTAGTATTGCCATTGTGTTGCATCGAATTCGATGTTCTTGGTTTCCTCTTCATTCTCGAATTCCAAGGCTTTGAATACATCGATTAATTCCATCATGGCTTTGATGGCCATCAATGGTGCTTTCGCAACGTTGGATGAATTCAACAACAACAATGATTGTTTGACCTCAAATTCATTCAATTCAAGTTCTATTGAGTCGGCATTTTTTTTGTTTGGCATGTGTTTGTGTGTGTTTTTAGGATTCTAACAATGATGCATCTTGAAACACGGTTCCATTAGATACAATCAACGTGTCGGCAATTCTTTGCCATAAAGCGATTGGATTCAATTCCGTGGCTGAACTGTACGATTTTCCACTAGCGCTGGATGCGCTTGCTGTGGTTGCACTGCTTGTTTCATTCAATACAAGTCTAAATCCATCGTATCTGGTTGTCGGTGAAACTCTTAGATACAATGTAATTGTAGCACCATAAGTGCTGTGACCAGAACCGGAAACCGTCACTTCAACTTTTGTGTCATCACTTGTGTTTGATAGTGATAATGCACCGGCTAAAACGGTCATTAATGCTTCTGCAATCGTTATGAATTCCAAGTCATTGGAATCAAGATCTTGCCACGTTGTGGTTCCATCCAATCTTCCTTCCACTCTCATGGTGGTGGCGGTTGCAAATGTTGATGAAAATGAAACAGTGATATTGGTTTTAAATCGTACTATTTCAGATGGACCGGCATCAGTTTCCAAAAAGTTGGATGATGTTGTGAACGTGGTGGATTGTCCTGTGATGCTGTCATTGATCACCACATCTGGATAGGTTGTGCCGTCACTATTTACAATTAAACGCTGGTTGCTATCCTGAAATAAAAATGATTCCATTTTAATACCTGAATCATTTTCAGTGAAAAATATATGGCTTCCAACTTTGGTTGAATCACCGGCACCGAATCCGTAAACCTCGGATGTTTGGCCATAAAGGTCATTCATGTTTCCAACGGTCACAACTTCTGTACCGGCACCAACATCATCAGCACCATTAATGATTCTTATAGCTGGTCCATTATCACCGGAAATGTCAAAATCAATGTAATGGTCACGTGTTGCATCTGTTGTATTTCCTTCACCAACAACATGGTCACCAACGGCAATGGTTCCAACATCTTGGTCAATTGTGGACCATGTAATTCCAGACGTTGTGAAACTTACAATATTCGATGAAATAGAAAGCACTTTTCGCATGATGTTTTTAACAATCACACCACCAACACCGGTTCTTTGTTTGATTCTGACAATATCATTCACGGCAAATGGTGCAAATGGTGTTCCGTTTTCATCTTGGAATTCCACTTGTTCAAGTCCTAATGTACTGCTAACAACACGGGCAATTTTTCCACCACTTGGTGCCATTCTGAAATTGAAAAATACACGGGTTTGGTCTATCACAAATTCAGATGCAAACAAACCACCTTCCACAATGACATTATCTTTGAACGTAGCTTCACCACGAACAATGGCATCACCATTTACATCCAAATCGGTTTCCGGTGTGATGGTATTGATTCCAAAATTGCCATCATAGGACCCCTCAGAACCACCAAAGAAGAAAGCACCACTATGAATTGAAATATCTGCACGTCCTTCCACATCGATGCCGAATGTTGAAGTTCCGTCTTCATCGTAGTTGAAAATAGTGTGACCACCAGCTTTGACAATGAACTCATCCGGATTGAATTTCATGAAGGTGTTGGAATCACCCGAATGATAGATGACTTTCGTGATGGTCAAATCACCTTTGATTGTTGCACCGGAAAACGTTGGTGAATCAGCCGTTCCAAGTCCTAGTGAATCCCTAGCATCAGAACCGCTTTTCACGGTAAAGTTGGAACCATCACCAACAATAAAATTGCCATCAGATTCATCAAGTAAACTAATGTCATCAAGCACATCGGAATGACTTTGAACATCCACACCAACGATCACACCAATATTGGTTCGGATAGTACCGGCATCACCTTCACTTAAATCATTAGCGATTTGGAAATACTTGGCATCGGCATCGGCTTCGGTTATTCCACCATTTACACCACCACTTGAACTTCCACCGGTTGGCAAACCAGATTCACCAGATGCATTGGATAGCTTTTGTTCATTGAATGTGTCTGTTGCTGTTTGCTCTCTGATTTCAACATACACCAGATTCCATCGGCCATTGTAGGTTCCACCAACATAAGCGTAATTCTTGGCATCATATACCAGCACTTTAATTGGATCAATTTCACCGTATGCGTTCACCGGTTTTCTTTCGGTCCGTGTGCGCTGGAAATCCAACACTTCTTTCAATTTCAGTTGATGGAATGGAACGTATGTTGTCTGGCCTCTTCTTCTCCATCCATCAGTTAAATCGGTTTCACCGGTTCCGTGTCGATAAAATGCCGGTGAATACTGCACAATGGAATCACCAAAGAAATCCACACCCAAGTCCAACGTTTCTGTTAGCTGAACACCTTGTTCCAACGTGTATTCGAAAATGGATTCATTGGATGAAACAGAACGTTCCAGAACGGATAGTGTACAATCTTGATACTCTGTGAATCCGTTTGAAACAAAATCATCAGAATCATTGATAGTGTGAAATAGAGTCAGTTCAATTTCACCTTCCACACCGGTTGGAATCAAGTCCGTTTCAATGGTTGTGGTTGCAAACTTCGTGGTTGCGTTGAATTGAACTTTATTGATGATTTCCGATACACTCCACGTGTTGGTGCTTGCATCCCAATGATGCGTACCAACTTTCAATCGATATTGTGCAAAGTACGTGTTTCCACCAACTACACCGGTGAAAAATGCTTTTAAAAAGAATTGCAAACTTTGTGTTCCATCGGTTGCAATGCTTTGTGTGAATGTAATATTCCGGTCCTGATTCAACCAGAATTCAACATCATTGGTGGTGAAATTCGAATTTTCTTTGAAGTATGCTAATGATGCACCAAAATTGGAATCAATTTCACCAAGCAACTTTAGTTCTCCACCATCTTCAATGTGGATTAAATCACCTTCATTTAATGTGGATAAATCCGTACCAACCCAATCCGTAGTTAATTCATTGGATGCAGTATTGGAATCGATTCGGCCGGTTTCTGGTTGGTCATCTCTTAATTCTACTAATGATGGAATAGAAATACCAAAGGTTTGCAACCGGTGGTTGAAGGAAACTTTTGCACTATGGATTCCAGAAAATGAACGTGCATCTTGTGTGGCCTTTATACTTGGCAATCCTTGCGTTTCTGACTTGTAACCGGTTTGTCGGATGTCAACCGTTGAACTTGAAACTTGTGATGAACCGTCAAATGTGTACGTTGATTGAAGTACATTTGCGGGATCTGCGAACGCTGAAATCTGGTTGATTCGGAAGCCATTCCATTGCATTATCAGCAAACATGGTGTTGCACATCGTTCGATGGCTTCATACACTGAAATGACGGTATCGGCTTCATCACCATTTCTTCCATAATTCCTTAAACCATAGGTGTCATGATAGATTTGGTTTAGAAAATCATCAGTGATTGTGGTGTTCTGCTCTTGCCATGATGTCTGTGTGACAATGTTTTGAGTGAAACCAAGCGTGTATAATAACCGGCCAAGCGTTCGAATCACTTTTTCCCGATTATCCTCTAATGGAAATGGAATTGTTTTCAGAACATCAAAATCCGTGAACTGTACATGGCCAATGTATGAATCACGTTCACTTGTCTTGATTACACGTGTATTCGGGAAACCTTGCCACATGATAACACCATCCCGTTTGAATACAGCTTTGAAATTCAACGTTGGTGAATCTGCAATGTCTTGCAACAACAATTCGGTGGATTCGATGCGTGGATAGAAATCCAACACACCTTTGATTATCTTGTTTACCTGAACGGATAATGCAACATCACCGGTTTGTGATTCTCTGTGTGAAAACGTGAATGGTGTTTGGCCGGCCTCTAATTGTAGAACACTACCCAAGAAACCTTCTTGATGGATTTCAATTCTATCAACAACACCAAATGTGTTTTCACGCTGCCAATATGCACGTAGATTTAAAGCCATCTAGTAACCAAATTCCCCTTCTTTTGATAGTTGATACACCTTGGACGGTGATAGCTCCTTAGTGTGTCTTTTTAGAGCATTAGCAAAAGCCATTTCAAGATTTGCACCGTTGAATGATGGTGCCACGGGTGCAATGGACGGAATGGAAGGTGCTGCACTGAATAGTCCACTAAATAAACCACCAGTTCCACCGCTTCCACCTAACAACATCAAGCGAATCACGGTTTGAATACCGTTTGAGAGTAGCATCTTTCCAATATCACCCAACACATCTTCAAATTTCTTTCCTCTTTGAATCATACTGTCAAGTCCGGAACTCATGCCATTGGTAAATGTCTGTGCTGCATTCTGTGCAATTTCTATTTCACCGGCAGCACGTTGAAAGGGAACCATTAATTCACCCCCCCATTTTTCGGCCATTTGCTCCATGATTGCATCCAATTCGGCTAAATTATCCAACACCACTTCGGTTGGTAGGTAGTTTTCCACGACCGGTTTTTCCACCTCACCGGTTCCACTGACGATACCTTCCAACCCTAAGAGCGCCAACACAAGTTCATTGAATCGGCTTAATTGGGTTTCAACATCTTCATCGGTAATAAATTCAATAGGCTTTTTTGGTGTGAACGTGTCTTCCAATGCTTCTTGAACATTGGATTTAATCTTAGAAAAGGCTTCCTCAATGTTTTCAACCATCGATGTGCGAACCGTGGCAAAACCTTGTCGTATTTGTTTTGGATCAAGGGAAAACACACCACCAATAATGTCACCTAATCCTCCAAAAGAATCACCAATTTGTTTCACTACCAATTGACCAACGGCCAATAAGTTTTTGAAATTCAATATGATTCCATTTATGACACCGCGAATAAGCAAATTTTCATTGTACCAGCCGATCACGGTGTTGGTGACCTCTACCACCTTTTTTTTAATTTCGTCGAAATTTCGAACCGCTAACACTCCCAAACCAGCAATACCAGTGATAACCAAACCAACCGGTGAAACAATGGCACTTATAGCCATAGCCAATACTCCAACAACGGCAATGATTGGTGGTATAATGGCACCTAATCCAGCTAATCTCACCAGTTGTTGCACGGTTTCTTCATTAAGTGATTTAAACCACCCTAAAGCACGTTGAATTTGGCCGGTCAATTCCGGTATCACCTCACGTAAATTAAAGGCATCCACAATGGTGTTTCCAATTGTACCTAATCCAATAGTGATGTTGTCTTTGAGTGTAGAAAACAAACCATTTATCGTGGTGGCTTGCTGTTTCATACCATCAGCAAACATTCCTCCATCGGTGGTGGCATCCTGGAATGACTTTCTGAGAATATCGAAACTGATCTTTCCTTGGCTTGCTAGATTGAATACTTGGTTTTCAGCCACTCCCATGGTATCGGCCAACATCTTAACAGCTGGCACACCGTTGTTGATTAGTTGCCGGATGTCTTTGGTGAATAATTTTTGTTCGGCTGCTGCTTGACCATAAGCCACGGCAATTTGATTCATATCACCACCGGTGATGGCTGCAATATCACCAATGGCTTTAATATCATGAAAAGATTGTTCGGCATTAATATTGAAGCCTAACAATGTATTGTTTGCCTTGACTAAATCCGGAAACTGGAAAGGTGTTTGTGCCGATAAACGTAACAACCGATCGAACTGTCGTTCTCCGGCTTCGGCTGATCCTGTTAGCACGTCCATGGTTTTGCGTAATTGCTCATATTGACCAGCCGTTCTAACAGCCATCACACCGGATGCAATAATAGGTGCCGTGATTCTAAGTGTACCGGTTTGACCGATACCGGTCATTTGCCGGCCAAGTTCATTGAACTGCGTTGAAACAATTTTGGAAACGGCAATTCCCTTGGCTTTTACATCATCCAACACCTTATAAAGATGTGTAGCATTACCGGTTATCCTTGCACCAAGTTCGCCAACAACTAACATGTTTAGTCCTCAAAATGATGGTTCTTGTTCATATATGGCCATGTTATAATTCGAACGGTCGGCCATGAACCGTTGGAATGCGCTTTCACCTGGTAACCATTTTACCAAGTTGAAAAATGTTCGGGCTTCTATTTCTTCGACAAAAACCATTTGGTTGATGTCTGTTTGGTAATACCTTAAAAAATCAGCTTCTAGCGCTCCCCAACCCCAAACAATTATTCGGGGATCGCTTAAACCTTTTTTTCGTCATCGGCCACATGTTTTGTTCCTTGGAAACCCCATTGTTCCATCACTGGTGTTAAGATTCCGGAAACCACATCAGCTAAAGGCCGGTTTGAATCAGCCATTGCATCCAAGAAACCGTCACCAAAGATTTTTTCAAGCAATTCAAAGGTGTGTTCATCACTCATCACACCTTGTTTGGTGTTACGAACTAAGAACATTGAAACTTTTGCACTTGGCTGTGAAGGTGTAGTGAATACCTTTCCAAATGCCCTGATTTCAATGTCTGCAATGGTTGATTCGGCACTATCAAAATCAATCACTAAACTTTCTTCCTGATTGGCTTTTACTTTGGCAAGTGCATCATCAAGTTGTGCAAGTCTTTCTTTGTTTTGGGCTTCTTTTGTACTCATTCTTTAATTCTATTGGGTGTGTGTTTGTTTGGTATGTGTTATTCGGCTGCTTCTAGTGCATCCCTTCCATCTTGCATGATTTCGGCACCTGGCAAGCCAAGTTCGTTCATGTAATAGATGGCAAGGCCAGTTAAAATGGTAGCAAGTAATCGAAGGATGATTGCACCGGCTGCATGCATATCAAATTGACCGGATTCATTAGTGACAGTTAATACACCACCACCGTCATTAGTCAATGCTCGTTTAGCTGTCTTTCCAAGGGTTTTTATGATTTTTCCAATCATTGTGTTTTTAGGGTTTTTGATGGGTTATTCTTTTGAACTATTTGTGTCCGATTTGGCAAGTTTTAGGATTTTGATAACGGAATACACAACGGATAAATAAATCAGTGCCGTGGTTCCTGTTTCTTGAAGGGCTGCATTCAAAGTGAGCCAGTCAATATTTCTTATCCATAAAATCAAGGCTGTAACTATGGGCAATTTCATTAAATCTAGTCCGGCTTGTAGTGTCATAGAGGCTTCCATTGGCCATTCACGGATTCAAAGGCTTGTTTGGTTGCACCTTTGAAATCACAATGGATGAAGTTTTCTTTTGGATAGATACACACACGGGTGTAATCTGATTTTTTTAATTGCTCAAATAGCCAATAGATATTCGAACACGTGTAATCGGCTGCACCTTTCCATTTCAATTTTTCTTCTTGACCGTCACCAAAGGTGTGTTGGCTGGTTCCACTCCTTCCATGATCCAATTCCCATTGATAGGAACGGAAACCACTGTTTTGTGAAACGAATATGGGTGAACCATAAGCCACACGGATTGGATTGATGATTGGGATGTGGTGCATAATGATTTTGTCAACCACATGCACGGGCACATCCTTTGCATCAGTGTCAACCAAGAATTCCGAAATGGTGAAATGCAGTTTCATAATTCAATTATGATGCACTGCCGTTGACGGCTGTTTCTGAGTTGATGAAGAAATTGGAACTGAATGTGTAAATACCATTCATTGCACCGCTTTCTTTGTATTCTTCAAGAAAACCAGTCATCAATCGACCTTGGCCATCTTGCTTTAATTGACGAACGACGATTTCATCACCGTTTTTGGCAGCATCTTCTAAGTCGCTTTGTCCTTGGTCACCGGTAACGTAGATACCTTCTATTGAAGCGGTTTCACCTACGGAAACAGGTTTTCTTTTTTCACGTTGCACCTTGTTTGGTGCTGTTCCAACCACATCTTCGGAACCGGTCACGGCTTCGGATGTGATTGTGGTTGTCTTTTCAAACTTGGTTATTTTTGCAACAACTACACCATCGATTTCAATGGATGTACCGGCAAATGATATTCCTTGTTCGGGCATGGTTTTATCCTATTTGTTTATGAGTTAGTAAATCGTTTATTGGGTTTTGCATAATCCGTCAATCCGGCATCGGTGTACACCACCACTAAAAAATCAATCGTGTCCGATCTTCCAGTGAATGAATAATTTCCATCCACATCGGTGGTCGTAGTTTCAACCACTTGTTTGGTGGATTGATCAATCAACAACACATTCACACCGGCTTGTCCTACACCGGCATTGGTCACGGCACCGGTTAAATTGTTTCCAGCCGTTGGATCGACGAAATCATAGGTATCGACATCTAAGACATCAGCACCGTTGTTTCCACTCGCATCATTAGCCACATCAATGGTGGCTGTGTATATGCCAAATCCATCGTCATAGGCTTGAATGGCATTTAACGTATATGTGTACACTCCAAGATTTTCCGTTTCGGTGAACTGCGAACGATTGAACGTGTAAATATTGGTCGTATTTGGGGAATCGATAGAAACGGCAATATCACCATCCGCGCTTCCTAATTGCTCGTCACTATCAAAGGACAGAGCCACATTATCACCGGATTTTGTGAGTGATACATTTGAAAGATTGGGTGCTGTTTCATCAGCAATAGTGAATGACAACAAAGCGCCTTCACCGGTTCCTTCACTGTTTACGGCTATTGCACGATAATACCACGTTCCAACACCAACGGTGATTTGATGCGTAAATGAATCACTTGCATAGGCTTCCAAATGCTGATTGTCTAGTGCCAACGGGTTTGTTCCCCATCGGAAACCAACTTGCGTGACGGCTCCACCATTATCATCAAGGATTAAACCGGTCAAATCGTAGTTTCCACCGTTTTCCACGGCATTGAATGTTTGAACCGTTGGTGGTGCTAAGAATGAAACACCGGCAATTTCATAACGCATCAATGATGATGGTGATCCGGTAGAACCATTACCCCAACCAAAGGAATGGAACTTGTTCAATGAATCGAACATGATTTCATTAGGAATACCATTCACCGGCACATTGGTTTGTTCATCGGTGTAACTTTGGTACAACTTGAATGCTTTCAAGGTGCGTTGGCCAATCGTTTCACTCATTCCCCATGAACCTGGAGTTGCAAATTGGTCGATTTGCTGCCATTGATACACTTGCGAAATATCTACCACATACGTGGTGCCATTTGTTTTTTGATCAATCAACCGGTTGCCAAATACCGTGGATGCATATGAACGTGTACCAGCCACATCGGTTGGGTGCAATCGCGCGGTTGCAAACACGGCCATGTCTGATTTTCTAACAGCAACTACCCCCCAATCATACCCCATATTTGGCGAAGGTGAAGCACCACCATCATCTCTTGTTTCGATACCTAGATAAATGTTTTCGGAATCTTGGGTGGCATCATCGGTGGTTTTGGGTGTTCGTGCAAATCCATCGGCCGACATATCCGAAATCTTGATTTTATGCATTTCGGATTCGGTTTCCCCTTCAACGGCATTGAAATCACTTGATGTGGTATAACTCGCAAACACATGTTCACCACTCACCACCATGGAATGAATGGTTCCTTTGGTGATTTCATCAAATGAAGTGGGTGCCGATGGGTGCAAGTAATATCCTTGTGTGGTGTGGTCGTATTCACCAACGATGGCACCGGCTGGAATGTCGTGATACGATGCATTGGCATACACTCCAATCAATTGATCGGTGTCTAATTTGGAAACATTGGAAGCACCGGTGAACAAATACCGTGTTTCATCGGTGCCGTGTGCATCTTCGGAAAGGTTAAATGTTCCACCGGCATGGGAACGAAAGCACACATATTCCATAGTGACCGGATCGATGCGAACTAAGTACGTGTAAAACGTGATACCGGTAGCACCATTTAATGCCGTTCGGCCAATTGTCCACAAAAAACCATTGCAATCCACGATGGTATTGAATGAATTCATTTTGTTGCCATCCTGATCGATCACCGTCAATGTGGACACAATCGTGTAATCGGTGGCATTGTATTTTAATATATCAGCATTGACATCATCGTTGATGGTATTGATACCTGGTTCCCGTGGTGAACCAAAAATGAAATCCGTTCCGGCTATATTCACCAGCACCGATCCGTGAATGTTGTGTGAAGCTGGTGTGGAATTCACATATTCTTCCACCACAATGGCATCCACATCCACTTGATCCACTTCATAATGTGTGTAGGTGGATTCATCGGAATTATATCGGGTGCCTTGATAAATAACGTATGCACGGAAATACAACACATCTAATTCAGCCAATGCATCCACTTGGGCTTGGTGCGGGCTTCCTTGTGCAATAGGCACATCGGTGGTATAGGTTCCCGAAGATGTGCCGTATTCGATGCCTTTTGAATCCAATTCTGTTTCATCCACACCCGTGTGGCTACCAGTAAGCATGGCAGAATCCACATCAATATGATTGGAAGCTGCTTGCACAACAATGGTCACGGTTGTTTTAGGGTGAATTATGAATGCAGCATCGTACAAGTTGCCTTGTAAATCCATGTAGCTGTTATATCCACCGGCTTGCCATACCGATGAAAAGTTCATACCGGTGTTTGCATCCAAATAGGCTGAATCTTGCAATTGAAGCGTTGTTAATCCAGTTCCTTGCGTTAAATCTCCAACATCACCAACATTGAAATCGGTTAAACTATCGGTGTTGTGGATAATGTCAACAAATGATCCGCTTTGATCATTAATATCGGCTGAGTAGTCCACTACCGTGCCGTTTGGTAGTCTTAAATCACCATATCCAAGATTGCGTTGCAAGAACGTGGATGAAATGGCTGAATCAAGGCCGGCTAACAATCCGGATTTCGCACTGGTTGCATTTTGCGGGTATAAATCAACATCATACCAGTTATCAAGGGCTTGCAATCTTGCACCATTACCAACCAAACCACCAAGGGCAAAATCACCAACAATTTTTCCAATTGCCCATGAATAATAAATGCGTGGATTTGCCAATGATCCTTGCGTATCACCATAGATACCACCAATTCGTTTTCCAAAGGTTCTACAATCGATGTCGATATTGGCACGACAAAATTCAGCATTTGGATAATTGTTTCCGGTTTCAATAGCCCAACCAGCCACACCACCAATGTTGAAAACGGCCGTGCTTATTGCCGGATTTTCAACCAACACTTTAAATTGTGGCTTACAATATTGCATATTCACGCTTTGACGGGCATATCCTACGACACCACCGATGTTGTTGGCATATCCACCATCAGAATGAAGATCAACGGTTGGTTCGGAGTTACTGAAATCAATATTCGTTCCATCCGCCTGGCCACAAATACCACCAAACCGGTACATGACTTGGCCGGTGGCCGTCACTTCGGTATCAACATCAATGGTAGCATTGGAATCAGCAAAAGCACACACACCACCGAAATTTCGAACGGCATCACCATTGTTTTGTCCTACAACCGTCCATGTGATGGATTTTTGACCGGCTGCAATCGCTCCTTTGGTGATCGTTCCGGAAACACGTTCAAACAAACCAACATGCACACCACCGTTGGCCATGTGCGTATATAAACCAGTAATCTTAAAACCATCGAAATTATAGTTTCCCGAAAAGGTTACACCGGCAACCGGTTTCCAACCATCTGCCGAATTCCAAGGCTGCGTGTTTGCACCACTTGATGTGTCGGATGCATCGATGTCCTTCATTTGGATGAAATGATCCGTTGGATAATCGGCCACTTCATACAATTGGGCTAATGATGTCACTTGATATGGATCACCACTTGTTCCGGCTCCGCTTCCACTCCAAGGCATGGTTACACCTCTAACAATTTGAAGTTATTAGTGGCCACATGGGATGTATCACATGCACCAATCGGTGCATTGCTGTTAGCTAGTTCAAATTCAATCACATAGTTAATCACCCATTCGTGACGATCTTTTTCATCTTTACCGATGCTTGAAGGGCTAGTGACGATTATAACCCGTCGAACCAAATTGCCATCGGTGGCAAACGGTGCGTTTCTGTAATTCTTTAAATACCCGTGGATCGTGTACGCTTTATTCGATGCCGTCACATAATCCGGATTTCGAATCAGCACTTTAATTCCAACGGCATCAATTCCATGTTCCTGGTATTCATCAATGACCGGTGCCGTTTCTTCTTGTAAAGTCACGCACACATCCGGATTTTCGGGTTGTTGGCCAAGAAACAAATCGACGTTTCGTGTTCCTTCACCGGATAATTCTAAAAACGATATGAGCTGAACACCAATCATTAGTAGGTTTCTTGAAGATTAGTTTTTAAGGAATCTTGATATGCACGTGGTGCAATTTGGTTGAAAGGATCAGATAAATATTTGTTCTTTCGTCCTTTTTGAAAGTTGGCCTCTTTTTCGTGGTGTCTTTTGGCATAAGGAATAACCGGATGACCAGTACCGGCACCACCACCGTATGAAATCACCCCTTCACCGTTTTGCACTTTGATAAATTTGGATCGTTGTAAATCACCCTCATCGTGAGGCACTTGTTGATCCGATGCACTACCAACGGTTTCTAATGTGCTGTGAATTGCTTTGTTTAAAGCTGCTTCGGTTTTTCCTTTAACTTGATCACCTTTCCATGATTTCCACATATCACACCACCTTTAATTCATAGTGGTGAGTTTCACCGGTTATTGGATGATCGATACGTGCCACATTGACCACACGCATGGTTCGGTTGTTGTGCTGAATGCTCCAAGTTGGATGGTTTTCATCGAAATTGGTGTCATTCTTCAAATACACAATGCCGTTGATGTCGATTTGTTCACCA